GAATATCACATTATCAGTTGTGATTTGGATTGAAAATCTATCTTCATCTTGATGATGGATTTGCGCATTTGCAATCCCGAAAATAAGTGCGAATGCGATTATTACAATTAGCAAAAATGTTTGATTTGCTTTTTTCGGATTAATTGGGTCTGGTCTATTCATTGTCTATTACGAATTTAATATTAAAAATTGTTTTTGTTTCTCTAAATTTCTTCACTCCGTTGTAGGATAGATTATTTTCTTTGGCATAATCAGGAATTGTTTGTAAGTTTAGATACTTGCCAACTGATTCAATGAATTGAACTAAGTCATTATTTGTGAAATTACCATCATACATTTTATCGTCTAAAAATGATAACAATTTTTGTCCGTTGCTTGATATTGTTGGCTTTGTCATGTTGGTGCAATTTATTGAATTACGGTTAGTAAGTAGTTATCGCTAATTGCTACCACCACGTTCTAAAACGACTTTCACAATTAGAAACTTGTTATTTTCAAACTGATTTTCTTTTTTTTGAGAAAACACATAACTCAATGATTTCTCTTGTTTTTCGTCAAATCCGATGCTACGGCAAAGGATAGGTAAAGAACCGAACAACCTATATTGCTCGGTTTCTTTAGTTTTTAAAATGAATGGCATTTTTAAAATAATTCAAAACCATTAGTAATTAATTCGTCTGTACTAGATAGAGTTATTTCAAAAATACCTGTTTCGTCTTCAACTTTAAAAAAATTGATTTCACTGTTTTTTAATTTAGTAATAGCATCGTTGATTGAAACGTTTTCTGCCATCACTTCTGCTCCATAATTTTCGTCGTAAGTGTAAGTTGTAATTGTCATAATTTCTAGGTTTTTGAATTTGCCGTGTAAATCACTTCCTTAATTCTTTAGCAAATATATAACATATTTTCTAATAAACAACACTTTTTATAAAATATTTTAATTATTTTCTAAAATAACTTTTGTTGTGCAACGTGATTATTAATTCTTTGCATTGCTTTATCAAAATATTTTTTGTCTAATTCACACGCTGTAAGCTCAAATCCGTAATCGTGGCAAGCGATGGCTATACTTCCAGAACCTAAATGCGTATCGAGTATTTTATATCCTTGTTTTGCGTAATTTTCAAGGATGTATTTATATAGGTCAACAGGTTTTTCAGTTGGGTGAATCCTTCCTCCAAATTCATTATTACAATGAATGGTATTATATCTAAAAAAGTCAACTCTTGTTTTAAAAGAAGTAAAAGCGATTTCGCCATCTGAAAAACGAACTCCTTTCCCCATTTTTTTATCCCAAACTATTACGCAAGGATTTGGTGGAATTAACCCAGAAAAATATTGACCTCCCCAAATAATATAATTTTTAGAAACTCGAAATAATTCATCGAAATATTTTTTATTCGGTCTGTTTCCTAATGAAAAACCAGTAACTCCACCTCTATCAATTTCCGCAACAGCATAACCAACAGGTACAAATTTTTTATTAACAGTGCAATATTTATTTCCTTCCATTCCATAAGGCGGATCAACTATTGCAAGGTCAAAGTAATTATCAGGATAACGAGCCATAAGAGCCATATTATCCTCACACGTTATTTTTAACGACCCACAACTAGCGATAACAGCCGTTTCAAGCAATTGCGGGATTTCGGTTTTATTTTCAAGCATAAGGCTTAATTTTAAGTTTGGGTATTATTTGTTATTTTTAGGTCTTGAATCCCCGCAACTGCGTGAAGCGGCGGGAGCGTTAGCACTTATTTTCGAGAACGAGTACTTACAACGAGTTCGGATTTACGAATAATGCAAATTTCATTCTCGAAAGGCGTTTCAAAATTCCATCTATCAAGTGTAAATTTTGATATTCCTATTTCGTGAGTATTACATAAGATTGTCAAATCTCCGTAATAAAAATGCGTTCCATTTTCTTTAAACTGAATATGATATAATTTCTTATTCATATCTTAAAACTTTTGGGAACATCGTACTTTCTTCTGCTTTATCATCAAACCATTTAACGCAGAGCAATCTCCATTCAATTAACCAAATATGTTTTTGAACTTCTTGGGAGAGGTATTTTACTTTATGGGTTTGCTCTTTATTATTCCACAAACGCCATAAAATTTTAGTCCATTTAGACATCCAATCTTGATAGTATTTTAAATCTTTTTTCATTGTTCATTATTTTTTTATGTTCATTGTCAATGAACGTTAGTAAAAAATGAACAGCCTAATTAAAGGCTGTCATTATAATCATCTGCGAAGTCAGACGCTTTGTCTAAATTCATAGACTTAAATACCACTTCGGTATCTTTGTCTTTAGCAGTGATACTTAACATATCTTGCTCGTCAGTAACATAAGCAGAAGAACCATCGAAAATAACATAATGTAAACTCATAACTCGTAGTGTTTAGAAATTGCCGTGAATATCACTTCCTTATTTCTTTTACAAATATAGTGATTAATATTTGTATAAACATAATTAAATTACAAAAATAAATGTTAAAATTTGTAAATCGTAATAAAAACAAGTGCTAACACTCGTTTTGTGCTATTGCAAGTCTTGTGGTTTATTCACATTCACGTTCCGCATCAACTTTATTTGTAGCCGAAAATATCCAATTCCGAACTTTGCAACAGCCACAAAGCGAGGGGACGTTATAAGGCAGTTTAGAGAACCGAAAAACATAAGATAAAATGGATAAAACATATTTAAAAGAGATTGCCGAAAAATATGAAATAGCACAATATGAAAGAGAAAAGTCTAATTTTGCATACTTTAAATCCATTTCCACGCTTTCTGTTGCTTTAATTGGTTTATTAATTGGATTAAAAGCGTCTCCGATACCGAATCTATATGCGAAAGTTGCCTTTCTGATAACAATAATTTTAATCGCACTATGTATCCTTTTCTCATTAGCAACTCAGTTCTACGAAGTAGTTTTTTGCAATCAGTTGGTTGAATTAAGAAAAAATCAACTACTAAAATATATTGAGAACCCAAACGGAAATAACGTGAGAATAGACAAAACAGAAGGATCAAAAGTTTATAAATTTTGCGAAAAAATGACATTTTTGAGTTTGATATTATCCATAATATCATTGATTTTTTATGTGTATTTTTTAGAATTTTAACCATAATAATTAATTTAAATTATGTTTCCGACTTAAAAACGGTGCGGAAGCGAAACCGAAAATGATGAAATAAAATATCAACATTATTATTAGATTTTAATTGCGGTTAAAACCTAGTTTGTTTACCCAAACTAGGTTTTTTTGAGGCATCTTGCCTACTGAGATAATCTAAGTTTAACTTTTAATGTTGTGAAAACATGGAAACAATTATTGCTTTAGCATTCGTATACTTAATTGTGTGCGAAGCCAAAAAATGAAAACAGAAACCAAAATATAAAACTAATTATACAGAATTTAATTAAATCTATTATTTCTTTTTTATTCATAACTAAAAGTATAAAATTATGTTTCCTTAATATCGGTGGAAACACGAAACCGAAAATGAAACCGCCTTATAACAGCTGTCTGTGGCTATTGTGGGATTTAGTGGAATTACCGTTTCGCATCAACATTCTGCAAAACCGAAAATTGAAAGGTTACGAACTCCCACAACAGACCACAGGCAGCGGGACGTTATCACTCATTTTGCAGAACGTGTGCTGGTAACATAGAACGACTTCCGAATGATACAGGTTTCATTCTCAAAAGGTTCTATAAAATCGTACCTGTCAAGCGTGAATTTAGAAACACCAATGTTTTTCCACGTATTACAAAGTATCGTTAAATCACCGTAATAAAAATTAAATCCGCTTTCATTAAACTCTATGTGAAATATCTTTTTCATAATTATATTTCTTTAAAAGCTCCATTATTTACAGGATTAATACCGTTATTAATTAACTCTAAGCAAGTAATGGCTCTTTCGCAACTTAATACTTTCCTGTCTCTTTTTTCTCTTGCCTCTGGGTATTGTTCACAATCCCAATTTGACAAACATTCTTTTAATTGCCTTCTTTCTGTTTTAAGTATGTCTAAGGCGTGTGTCATTGATACGTTCATAATTAATTTACTTTTTTGTTATACATTAAAAAATAACATTTTCTTGCTACATAAGAAGCATCTAAATGCGTAGAGATTAACAAATTTTGAACTCTTACTGATAAGTAAGTATCAAAATGAGTATCATAAACAGATACTTCTAAATCACTTACTTCAAGAGCGATCAATTTGATGTTCTTTGCAGTTAATCCTGATATAGTTTGAAAATGTGTCATAGTGAGTAAGTTTAAGATAATAACTTCGTTGTTGTTATCTGAGTACAAATATAAGCATTAATATTTGTATAAACCTAATTAATTTACAAATATTATTAATAAAAATTGTAAATAAATAAAAAAACGAGTGATAACAAGCGTTTGGAGCAAGTTGCAGAAACATTTTCTTTCTATTCACGATTGCGGTGGCAACCTGCACCAAGCGCAGCCGTTATAGGCAAGACTACGATTCCGTTTTAAAGTCACCATCTGCATCGCAATGAACAGGAGGATAACCTAATTTTCTCAATGTATAATGCCTAAAAGGTCTGTTTATTGCAAACATTATAACTTTTGCGGGTATTCCGAAAATTACCACAATCATTATCCAATATCCGCAAAACCTCCAAAATCCTCCGCTAACTGATTCTATTATTATTTGATGTATTTCTTCCATTTTATTTATTAATTAGTATTTAGTTGTTAATTAATCCGTCCAGCCTATAACAGCAACTACAAGCCAGTAGCCGAAATATAGCAACCGCATAGGCTACCGTCTTGTAGTTGCGAAACGTTAGTAGCAAGACTACGTTTACTTCTTCCAATTGAGAAATATATCCGCAATACGATTTAAACGCCATTCACTTTGTTTTTCTTTAATAGTCATTGGATATGGTTCTTTAGTAGTATCATATACTTTACTGTCAACCAAAGAAGCCTTGAAGCTATCAAAATATATTTGATGGTATTCAACGGGTATTTTACTAAAATCGGCAGTATGTTCTATTTCTAGTTGTGTATTTGTCCCAACTATTTCTATAACGCTTTTTGAAGTAACTTTACCAGTTCCCTTCATTGTTATTTTTGATTGTAATTCTGAATTTATTTCTAACATAATATTTAGTTTTTAATTAATCCGTCCAGCTACTAATAGCAGTCTTGACTTACCAGCCGAAAGTGTGTTAGCGTATAGGCTGGCATTTCAAGGCTGCGAAACGTTATGCCTAATACTACGATTCTGACTCAACATACTTATTTTTAAATTGTTCAAACCATTTTTCAAAAGCATCATTTATTGATGATGTAATATTTGAAGCAAATCCCGCACAAAATGCCTTTCTCATATTTTCCTCACTATAACTTCTTTGTTCTTGCCATTTTACTCCTTCAAGAAAGGGTGTTCTATGACCTCCTTCTCTACCTCCGTAAGAATACCTTTTAGATGCTTCTTCAAGTGTTTCTAATTTCATATTTTTTATTTTATTATTAATATTTACTTTTGCCGTACTAGGCATAACAGCCGTTTCAAGCAATTGCGGGTTTATTTCTTTATTTCCAAGCATCGATCTTTAATTTTAAGTTTGGTTACTATTTGTTGTTTTTGGGTCTTGAATCCCCGCAACTGCGTGAAGCGGCGGGAGCGTTATCGCTAATTGCTACATTCGTTTTCAAAAGAGCGATTGTTGCGCAACGTGATCGTTAATTCGTTTCATTGCGTTGTTATAATATTCTGCATCAAGTTCGCACGCTGTAAGGTCGTATTTGTAGTCGTGACAAGCAATTGCAATTGATCCTGAACCTAAATGCGTATCTAAAATTTTATCCCCTTCATTTGCAAATGTTTTTAATATAAATCTGTATAATTTTGTAGGTTTTTCAGTTGGATGAATCCTATCTTTTCCCCCTCTTAAATCATTAAATGCACTACAAATGAATTTCTTACTGCTTTTTTTAAATGAAGTCCAAGCAAATTCACCATCTGCAAAATGTGAACCATCACCATTTATTTTATCCCAGAACACCCAACAACCACTAACGTCTAAACAATCAGTAAAGTAATTACCACCCCAAACGATTTGATTTTTAGAAACTCTTTTTAGTTCGTTGAAATATTCTTGTGTTGGCTTAATATCCCATTGCTTTGCTTTATGTTTCGGTGCTGTCTTATAACTATTTGGGCGTGTAGGTTTAGTTATCTTCATTCCTATTTGCATAATTCCGTATGGCGGGTCTACAATAGCTAAATCAAAATAATTGTCAGGGTAACGAGCCATAAGATCCATATTATCCTCACATGTTATTTTTAACGACCCACAACTAGCGATAACAGCCGTTTGGCAAGATTGGGTATCTGAATTAACTGAATTACTGTTTTGTACTTTCATTGTTTAGTCTTAAATTTAATTATTTGTTTTTTATTTATTCCCAACCTCGCCAAGCGGCAAGCGTTAGGGATAACCGCCTATATTGTAGATTCATCCTCTTTTAACCACACTTGCACGTCACCTCGCATATCTGTTGTTATGCCTATTTTTGTTTTGCACCCTTTACAATTTTTATAAATTAAACCTTTTTCGCTTTTATAAAGTATATCGTAATAATCAGCTTCTGTATGCGGACATTCGCATTTTGGGCATTTAAAATCAGCATCACAAATCGTTAACAGTCCATTTGGTATTTTAATAGTTCTTGACATTAGTATATTTTTAAAAATTAATATTTCGTGGTATATCCCTAACATACGCTTGTAGCTATATGCAGAAACTCCCTGCTTTTATTCACGATTGCGGTGGCATACAGCTACAAGCTTTTCCGTTATGGCTCATTATAAAGAACCACCGTGCTTAATTACAAAATAGAGTTTATCAGGTTCAGCACCCCAATCAGGATTTCCTGTTCTTATTTCAATTCCTTTGTGTTCTAGTTTTAAAATTCTTTCGGGATCTCCTGTTTTTGGGTAACCTAAAGTTATTGTGTTTTGAGTAAATTTTTTAAAACCTCCTTGATACTTTATTATTTCAGGTAATGATTCTGAAAAAAAACCTGTGATACGTTCTCTACCATCTGTAGCAAGCCTATCATTCCAAAATCTTAAGTCGGCATTATCAACCAATCTATTAGCCCAATAAGGTGTTATTTCTCTGTAATCTTCGGTTTTTATTCCCGCCTTGGTCATTTCAAACCATTTAGTTTTTAATGATAATTGTAAATTTTTCATATATTATTTATTAGTTAATTAATCAAGAACGAAGCCATAACACACGATAAGTGCTATTTGCCGAATGTAGGTTTCCGCATAGGCAAACAGCCCCTATCGCGGTAACGTTATGTGAGATTGCTCCAAATCAATTTCATAAGACTATTTCGCCATCAAATCGGCTAACTCTTTTTGCTTTCTGATAATTTCTCTTTGTTTAAAATCTTCTTTGTTCAAATCATAATATTTTTTTATAATTGAATCGTAATTATTAAATACTTCTTTTGCATTTTCTAATTTAAAGTAAAGGCTTTTGTTTGCACTATCACAATAATCAGGATTAAACGATTTTAATTCAAAAAAGAATTTTTCAAAGAAAATAGTTGGATAATCTCCACCAAAAATATATGCTCCAGTAGGATAACTAAATTTAATAAGTCTTTCTCCTTTTGGTTTTTTACCGTTATCCTCCCAACTTATAGTTGTTCTTTCGCTATCAATAAAAGTTAAATGAACGTTGTTTTTTAATTCTTGATATTGAATGTTATTTATTCTTTTTTCATCAATTTCAAGTCCGTAAACTTCTCTTAATTCAAGTCCGAATAAATGGTTATTGGCTTTTAATTCTAAATCTTGAAAATCAAAATTTAATAAATCTTTGTTTTTACGAGCAATTTTTAAAATGCTATCATAAACTTTTTTTGTTTCTTGTAATTTCATCACGTTTTGTTTTAAAAACCCACAACCTCACATAACAGCTAGTAAGCAATAGTTGGGTATCGGGTTTGATTTATTAATTGTTTTGTACTTTTATTATTGTTTCTAGTCAGAATAATTGTGATTTTTAACCCCAACCATCGCCTACTAGCATAACGTTATCAGCAACCGTTGGAGTCGCTTATAATTCGTTTTCTTTTCTGAATATTTCCATAAGTTCACTTATTTCGTAAAGTCTTGACTCATCTTTTTTGTGAGTCCAAATTCTTAAACATAAAGTGCAGTTTTGTATTAACCATTCCTGAAATTCAATAGCGAATTTTTCTGCAATTTTAATACAACCGTAAGTATATATTTGATTGTCACAGTAATTTCCGTCTGATTCAAATTGTTCTTTTAAAGTCATTTTTAATATTTTTAAATTAATGTTTAGTGGTATGCTGATAACAGCTAGTACAACTCACCGCCGAACCTACGCAACCGCACAGGCGGCGTGATGTACTAGCTAGGCGTTATCAGGAATACTACGTTAATGCTTTTTCAAGAGCTTTTTCAGCAGCCTTAATAAACATTCTTACCGCTATACTTTCTTTATTTGGTAATGAATTAGCAAGTCTTAAACCGTGTTGTAACGCCTCTAAAATATCAGGCGATGCAGCGATTAGTTTGGCGTTTATATCTTTAACTTTGCACCCTTCGATATTGAACTCCAAGCCAGAATAAGCTACTTTCCATTCTCCTTTTGTTCCTTTAAATTCTGTTTTCATTATATATTTAGTTTTAATTAATTCGTACTCCTGATAACCCACGATAAGGTCTATTTGCCGAATTTATGTTAGCGTATAGGCAAACAGCCCCTATCGTGGGAACGTTGTGCGAGATGCTGTTGGAGCGGCTAAAGATACCATCTATCGTTTCTTCTTACTACTGAATTTCTTTCAATAGATATAACTTCTCCAGTTTCTTCATCAATAAAATTTTCTTTCCACGTTACTTTTCCTATCAAAACATCTTCGTAAACTTTTTTTCTATTTTCAAATCTTGCTATTTTTTCTATTTTTTCAGAATATTTCCGATGTTTATCTGAAATTTGAATAGATTCAATTTCTAATAAACAGTTTTTGTTTTTTAACTCTTTAATTTTAAGATTGTTTAATCTTATTTTTTCTGCTAATCTTTCTCTTTTTGTCATGTTTTTAAATTTTGATTGTTGATTAAAAAAGCACCACCGCATAACACACGATAAGGTCTATTTGCCGAAGCAACTTTGTAAATAGGCAAACAACAGCCCCTATCGTGGGATCGTTATCAGGAATTATCTAAACGAGTTCTAATTCACATATTTTTAACCATCGTACTTGGCTATCATTTACTAATAACCAATCATTATCTTCTACGATTATTGTAGGCTCTAACAATACTTCGGTTTCTAAGTCTTTTCTAACTTTTTCAATTAAAGATTTTCTATCGTTAGAAATCCAATTATTGTAAACACTCCACTCTCTTACGAATGGCAAATCAATTGATTTTATAAAGTAATATTTCTTCATTGACAAATATTCTTATTTTTAATGATTTGTGAATTTCTTTCGTTTTTATCATTTTTTACTTTTAATATCATTTTGGTATGGTTTAGAAAGCTCATTCACTATTGATTCAATTTCGATCGGGATTAACTTTAGTTTTGTTTTTCCTAAAAACTTTTTTTTGCGACCTGCGTTACGTTCATTGTGTATTTTTTTCATAATTATATTTTTATTGTACAAATATAATATTATTAATTTAACTAGCAAAATTAATTAATAATTTATAATTAATATAAATAACGTTTTTAATTTGCACACTTAAATTAAAAACATATATTTGCACTATAAACTTTTAAAAACTTCAAATTATGATTAATTCAAATGAATGTTGGGAAGGATACCCACCAGAAGAAAAAGAAAACGAATGTGAATATTGCGGTGAACCTTGTGATGTGCGTTTCTGCTGTAAAGAATGTGAAATGGCATATATTTCCGATAATACAGATAGAAGCGATGACTGATATAGAAAAACACGAAAAAGCGATTAGAGTATTACAAGCAATTGACACTACAACTAATAGGATCTTTAGAAAAGAATCTGACTTGAAAAAATATGGTGAGAATGATATTTTAGGATGGGCCAAATGGGAAGCTAAAAAAATTGAATCACTGAAAAAAGTAAAAGAAAAATTAATTAATTATTATAATAAAAACTTTAAAATATGAGCGCACAAGAACAACATCAAGATTTTTTAATGCTTCAAATAAAAGCGTTACAGACCGAAAATGAAAGGTTAAACAGCGAACTTAGAAAAGTCAAAGAAGTGGCTTTTAAAGTGCAATTAACTGACCCGAACTTTGACAAACCACTTTCTGAATTGGAAGTAAATTATCAAATAGTAAAACCAAATTAATTATATTATGAAAAAAAATGCACCTTATGTTAAAAAGTATGTGAATGGAGTTTTAGTAAATCCTATCACAAAAGAAAATCCTTACTTAAACGCTCCTAACGTTTCCTTTAAGAAAATGCTTGAAAGAGCAAAAAATTCTACTTCAAGATTTTGGGAACAAAATAGAAATAAATTTTTTACAGGCAAATCAATTGTAAAATATTAACTATGGAATCATTCGCAATTATTATCGGTGTGGCAATCATCGTGCTATTAGCTTGGGGAATCAGGCTAATTAGAATTGACCTTGAAAGAACCGAAAAGGAAATTGACAAACTTGTTCAGGAAAACCTGAACCTGATGTACGAGAATCACGAACTTAAAAAACGAATTAGAACTAATGGAATCAAATAGAGAGTTGTTCCTTGAAATGCGTGAACAAGAAGAAACTAACAAAAAAGAAAACTATGAATATTTATCAAATTGAACAGGATTATCTTTCGTTATCAGAACAGATAATTGAAGCAGGAGGCGAGTTATCTCCAGAGATTGAAACCTCCCTTGCAATAAATAAAGAACAATTGCAAAACAAAGGCATATCGTACGGCTATGTGATTAAATCTTTAGAAAGCGATGTTAGTGCTATTGACGAAGAAATTAAGCGTTTAAACGCTCTTAAATCGAGCCGTAACAAAACAGTTGATTTATTGAAAAACACAATTAAAGATGCGATGCAAATGTATGGGATCGAAGAAATCAAAACCGCTACTTTGAAAATTAACTTTAGAAAGTCAGAAAGTGTAGAAGTTGAAACTGATATAATTGATGATGAGTATTGCAATTTCAAAACAGTAAAAACTCCAGATAAAACAAAAATTAAAGAAGTTATCAAAAATGGCGATGCGGTTATCGGAGCTTCTTTAAATATTAATTGGAATATTCAAATTAAATAGTTATCTTTACTAAATCATAATCCAGTTGGATGGGGTCGCCAACGTAATTCGACCTCTTAAATAAATATATTATGAGTACATCAAATCGTAGAAACGCCTTCGTTTCTCCAAGTTCAAATCCAGCAACTAAGTTTATTGACTGGAAATCCAATGACAAACAGTTTTCTTACTACGACAAGGAAACTAAATTACAAGTTCCAATTCCTTTACCGTTTAAATTCATAGCTCTCGATGAGATGCACACCGTTAAGGGATGGTCCGATAGTTGCCAAAGCGCAATTTATTCCAACGAGGTTAAATTCATTTCAAAAGAAATTATGACGGTCAAACCTTTTAAAGGAAATGAAATTGCAAAAGGGCTTTATTCTGAAATTAAAGAGAAAGTAAAAGCTGCAGGAGCGCACTATGTAAAATCAATTTACATTATGCTCGAAGATGGTTCACTTGCCAACTTGCAACTCAAAGGTGCATCGTGCCAATCTTGGGGTGACTTCACAAAAAAGAACCGTTCACGATTACCAGATGAATGGGTTACGGTTAAAAGTTCAACAGAAGGTAAAAAAGGAGCTGTAAAGTATTATACTCCAGATTTTGAGTTTGACAAATCACTTTCTGAAACAGAAATGGATCAGGCAGATGAAGCTTTTGGAATTTTAGAAGTGTACCTGAAAGCGTATCTTGTGAAAGCTGAACCAGGTGTTGCAGAAGCTCCAGAAGAATCTGATCCAGTTGACGAAGATGAATTAGAGTTTTAATAATACCATCAGTTTGTGTTTGACTATTTGTCTAGCCACAGACACAAACTTAAAACCACCTTAACGGGTGGTTTTTTTATGCTAAAATGTTTTTTATATCAAAATATTTATTATATTTGTATTGCTGCAACAATTTAAGAAGACATTAATCTAAAAGGGATAATGAAACCAACGTTGCAGTAGGTGGATTTATCCCTTTTTTTAATTTAATTTAATTTATTATGAAGTTATTTATTACCAATCAAAAGGAGTTTAAAGATATGTTTGATAGCGAGGATTTACGAAATTCTACTAGAAACTATCTTACAAGTAGTCAAATTCATAAAAAGACTTTTGCTATTTTATATGAAGCTGTTAATAAAGACGGGAACATTCCTATCGGAATTACTCTTAATTATAGTGACGGAGAAGGTATTGTTATTTTTATTTTTCAAAATAAAAAAGACGATGTTTATTTTTATGAATATTCTGGCACGGGTTCTTAATTATGGAAAAAGATAAACTAAAGTTATTTTGGGAAAACTTTTCTTTAATAACAGTTTCAGACAACAAAGTTCCAAACTTTCCTTGGAAATCTTGCCAAACAGAAAAACAAACCCTTAAAAGTTTTATTAAGAATTTTGAATATAAGGGTGGTATAATAAAAAAAGACGGAACAGAAATTCTTGCAACTACCAACTTCGGGATAGTTACAGGCTTTGATTTTCTTGAAGTTGTTGATATTGATTTAAAAGTTTTATCAACAGCTAAAGAACAGGTCGCTTTTTGGGATGAGTATTTAGGATATTTGAAAGATAATATTTTAGATTTTGACGACAAATTTGTAGTTTATAAAACTAAAAACGCAGGTTATCACATTCTTTATAAATCAAAAAGAGTTGAAGGGAATCTTAAACTTTCAAAACTTAAAGGGCATAAAGAAGCCATTATTGAAACTAGAGGAATTGGTGGTTATGTCTTTACTTATCCAGAGAATAAAGTTTCAAAGAAAAACTATCATCAAATTGAGTTTATATCTGATGATGATAGGGAAATTTTAATGAGTTTTTCTAAAATGTATGATTACATTAATGAAATCCCAATAGAGCCTGTTAGAGAGAAAAAAATTTATAAAGAAGGCGACATTACCCCCTGGGATGATTATAATCAGAAAACAACTATTTTTGATGTTGTAGGACCTGAATTTTCAATAGTTGCTAATCAAAATAAAAGATATGTAATTAAAAGACAGGGAGGAACTTCTCCTCATTCAGGATATATTTTTAAAGATACTGGTTGTATGTATCTTTTTTCAACAGGAACAAATTACCCGCACGAAAAATTAATAACTCCTTTTCTTGCCTATGCTTTTAAAAATCATAATGGTAATTTTTCAGAAGCATCTAAAAAACTTTATGAACTAGGTTTTGGGACTCGATTTGTTAAAAAGGAACTAGAGCCTGAAAAAAAAAATGTCTTAGAGAAAGAAGAAAACATATCTATAAATGAGGATGATCTTAAATTTCCTTTAGATATATTTCCTAAATCAATTCAATCTTACATTATTGAATGCAATGAAACTTTAGATAGTTCCGTTGATTATATGGGATGTGCTGTACTTTGGCTTATTTCTTTAAGTATTGGCAATTCAATGCAAATAGAAGTAAAAAGAGGGTGGAATGAAATAGCTACATTATGGCTTTCAATAGTTGGAAAAGCTGGTATTGGTAAAACCCCTTCCATTTCAAATATTATATTTCCACTTGAAAAAATAAACAATAGAGAAATAGCCAACTTTATAAAAGAATATGAGAAATACGATTTTTATGCTAAACTGTCTAAAAAAGAACAAGAGGAATATCCAGAGGTTACAAAACCGAAAAAGAAACAGTTTATTGCAAATGATATTACTCTGGAAGCGTTAGTTGATTTACATCAAGAAAGCGACAATGCAGTAGGTGTTTTTAAAGATGAATTAGCTGGTTGGTTCAAAGATATGAATAAATATAAGCAAGGCTCTGATTTAGAGTTTTGGCTCTCTTGTTGGAGCGGAAAATCAGTAAACCTAAATAGGATTACTAGAGCAGGTTCTTTTGTTGCAAAACCCTTAATATCTGTCTTAGGAGGTATTCAACCAACTATATTTAGTAGTTTTTATACTGATGAAAACAAAGAAAATGGTTTTATGGACAGGATGCTGTTGTCATATCCTGAATTAACTGTTGAAACTTACAACGACAAAGAAATGAATTATGAAACTATACAATGGTACAGCGACACTATAATTTCATTTTTTGAAACTGTTAAAAATAAAATCATAAAAAGGGATGAGGATCAAAAGATACAGCCTATAATTATTCGTTTTGGAAAAGAAGCTAAAAAAGAATGGATTAGGATTTTTAATAATATTACTGAAACACAAAATTCTGATATGGAAAATGAGTATATGAAATCAATGCTCCCAAAACAAAAGTCATACATTCCTAGATTTGCATTATTAATACACTCTTTTAACGCAATAGGCGAAACGAATTATAACTTTGAAGAAGTATCAAAAGAATCAATTTTAAAGGCTGAAAAGCTGTCAAAATACTTTATTGCAATGGCTAAAAAAGTAAAATTAGATAGTGTTGAGGTTTCAGATTTGAAACAAGTTATCAAAACTCAAAACGGTAAAACAACCTTAGAAAAGTTAAAATCTATAGCTGAATTGAATCCAGACTTCAATAAATTGAAAACGGCTGAACTTCTAGGAATTTCCCGACAACAAATATATAAACTAATGAAAAAAGTGTAAACAACTGTAAACAGTTTACACTAAAAGGTTACAGTAACTTCTTAGTGTTTATAAGGGCTAACAGCGAAAAGTGTAAACGTTTACAGTTTACACTAAAATAAAAATAAAAAAAAATAAATAAAAAAATATTTTTTAAAATTAAAAAAAGTGTAAACTGTTTACACTTTCAGCCGTTAGACCCTATAAACATTGAAAAAAAAGTGTAAACACCACTGTAAACTGTTTACACTTTTGTTTACACTTGTTTACACTTTTAAATTATGAATCCATTTGAAAATATTAATACAAATATAGATGAACAATCAAGAATCAGAGGAACAATTGAAAGTGAAATTAGAATCTTTGAGAAGCGAATATTATCAATTAAAAGAGAAATCGATAATCTTGAAGGACTTGTTGAAATCAACACCTACTATTCGGACAAAAAAACGGAAAACTTCTTATACATAAATTAATTATGAAACTACGAGACTATCAAATTAGACTTTCAAATGAAGCCACAGATATTTTAAAAATACATAAAATAGTTTGTCTATGTATGGAAGTCAGAACTGGCAAAACTTTGACGGCTTTGCAAGCTGCTCAAAATTACGGTGCTAAAAATGTTTTGTTCGTTACTAAAATAAAAGCATTTTCGTCAATTCAATGGGATTATGATCAGATGGATTATGATTTTAAATTGAATATCATAAATAAAGAAAGTTTACACAAAGTTGAAGGCAATTTTGATTTAATCATATACGATGAATTTCACGGTTTTTCAGCATATCCGAAGCCGTCAGTATATCAAAAGTTAGCTAAAGACAAATACAGTCATTTACCTATGATTTTGCTGTCAGGAACACCAACACCTGAAAGCCACTCCCAATGGTATCATTCATTTCAATTGTCAGATAACAGTCCATTCAAAGAATATTCAAACTTTTATAAATGGGCAAAGGATTTTGTTAATGTGAAAATTAAACATCTTGGATATGCTCAAGTCAATGATTATTCAGATGCGGATATTCGACACATCGAAAGAAGAATTAAATATTTTGTTTTGACTTTCACGCAAGCCGAAGCAGGCTTCACATCAACAGTAAACGAAATGGTGTTGGAAGTTGAAATGTTACCAATTACTAACCAAATTATTGGAAGATTGAAACGAGATTTAGTAGTTAAAAATTCAAATAATCAAATTATATTGGCTGATACTGGTGTAAAGTTGATGCAGAAAATACATCAATTAAGTTCAGGAACGGTTCTTTTTGAAAATGGAACGAGTAAAGTTATAGATTATAGTAAAGCAGAATTTATAAGAGATAACTTTTCAGATAATAAGATAGCTATATTTTATAAATTTAAAGAAGAATGGAACGCTTTAAAAACTATTCTAGGGGATAAATTAACTAATAATTTAGAAGAATTTAATAATAGCGACAAATGGTTTGCAGGACAATTTTTAAGCTCAAGAGAAGGAATAAGTTTGAAAGCAGCCAAATATTTAGTTTATTATAATATTGATTTTTCAGCCACTACATATTGGCAAAGCAGGGATAGATTGACGGAAAAAACAAGGCTTGAAAATCAAATTTTTTGGTTATTTTCAAAAGATAATGGAAAGAATAAATCAATTGAAAGTCAGATTTATAAGTCTGTTCTAGGAAAACGTGATTATACTTTGTCAATATTTCGTAAAGATTTCGGTGTAAATTCAGAAAAATTTAAACAAATACCTAGTAGATTTAAAATATAATTTTGTATATTTGTCTTTGTAGAGTGGAAGCTACAATTTAAGACATTATAAAAATCCAATACTGATAGAGACTTCCACCTCTTGATGTATTGGTTTTTACTTTTATGGAAGTTTGGAAAGATATTATAGGTTTTGAAAATTTTTATTCAGTAAGTTCTACTGGTAGGGTAAAAAGTTTATCAAGAGAAGTTTTTCACATTAAAGGAAACTTGAATTTAAATGAAAAAATATTAAAACAAGGTTTATCATCTAATGGATATTTATCGGTTTCTTTTACTATGTTTAGAAAACAAAAAACCTTTAATATTCATAGATTAGTGGCTGAAGTCTTTATTAAAAATGAACTTAATAAAAAAGATGTAAATCATATAGATGGAAACAAATTTAATAATAATGTTTATAATTTAGAATGGAGTACTAGAAGTGAAAACTTAATTCACGCATATTTGATTGGTTTAAAAGAAAGAGGTGAAAAACACCCTAATGCTAAACTTACAGAAAAACAAGTCTTACAAATAAGAAGTATTAAAAGTGTATCTCACGAAAAAATTGCTATTGACTATAATGTCACTAGGAAATGTATTAGTAAAATATTAAATAGACAAACTTGGAAACATTTATAATATGGAATCACAAATACAAAGGAAGATTATAATACAACTAGAAGTAGCAGGTTACTTCGTGGTTAAATTAATTAAGACCAACAAAAATGGCATTCCTGATTTATTGGCGGTCAAAGAAAAACGGACAATATTTATAGAAGTAAAACAAGAACACGGAAAACTATCAGAAATTCAAAAACATCGTATCAATGAAATCAAATCAAAACAAATCGAGTGCTACACATGGACAAGTTTCGGAATCAATTTTGATAAAGGAGACCCGTATATATTTAAACTTTGAAACACAAAATTCAAAATTAGGTCGTCCGTTCCGTTTAAGTGGAACTAGAAAAAATTTACAGCTCCCAGAAAAATGGATAGACAAGGTTTTAAAAAACCATTGGATTCATTCCTTTATTTATTTGGACGAACAAGGTGGATTTTTTGAAGTTGAAATAGATTATTACGATAAGTTTGTTTCTCTTACTAAAAAATAATGCAAACTTTTTAACCGAGTTGTTGAAATAATTTATAACTTTGAAACAATGAAAAAATTAGCAATATACATAAGCAATTACAACGTAATTGGAGGAGTTGAAAGGTTTGTAGAGAATTTTTGTAAAAGAATGTCAAAACATTACGATATTACTTTTTTTTATGACTGGTGCGAAAATGAAAATATGCTATTAGAAATGTCGGAGTTTGTCAATGTAATAAAAATTGATAAAACAAAAACATATACTTTCGATTATTTTGTAAACAGCACGGCTTGGGGATTCGAACCATACAATAACATATTAGCAGCTAAATCAATTCAAGTCGTTCACGCTGATTATCGCCACGTTATTGCAACTTGGAATTTTAAATACAACAAGCATAAAAACACGACCCATCACGTTTGCGTTGGGGAAATAGTAAAAGAAGCTTTTGAGGAGGCCACACCTTACAAATGCGACGCTGTTATTTATAATCTATTAGACAATACCATAAAGTTAGAAAAGAAGCTTAAAAACGATGTTTTATATTTGGTTACTTTGTCAAGACTTTCAGGCGAAAAAGGTTTTAAAAGAATGTTGCAATTGGCAAATCAATTGGAATCAAAAAATATTCCGTACATTTGGAATGTTTACGGGAACACATCCAGTAATTTTGCAAAAGGAATAGTTAATTCATTCTCAAAAACAAACGTAGAATTCAAAGGAGTTACCCGGGAACCGTTCAAAGAAATTAACAAAGCTGACTATTTAGTCCAGCTTTCAGATACAGAAGGATTTGCTTATAGTGTTTTTGAGGCAATGCAATGCAGAACACCATCTATAATAACTCCTTTTGCAAGTGGTAAAGAACAAATTACCCACGGAGTAAATGGTTGGATAATCCCATTTGATATGCAAAACATAGATTTTGAAAGTATATTAAGAAAAGATTTGGATGCACCAAAATTTAAAGAACCTGGATCAGAAAAATCTTGGATAGATTTTTTAAGTAAGTAGAATTTTTTGTATATTTGTCTTATAGGAGTGGACGCCTAATTAACAATTTTATAAAATTCCAACACAGATAAAGACGTCCACCTTTTGAAGTGTTGGTTTTTAATTATATGGAAATTTGGAAAAGTATTTTAGGTTATGAAGGTTTTTACGAAGTATCTAATTTAGGCAATATAAAAAGTTTGAATTATAATAATACTAAAAAAGAAAACGTTTTAATGCAAAACATTGGAAGTAACGGCTATTTTGTTGTTAGTTTATCTAAAAACAATATTAGAAAACAAAGAACTGTACATCAAATTGTTGCTGAGAGTTTTTATAATCATATTCCTAATGGAAATAAATTAGTTGTAAATCATATTAATTTTATTAAAACAGATAATAGATTAGAAAATTTAGAAATAGTAACTAACAGAGAAAATTCAAATAAAAAACATATTAAAAGCACATCTAAGTACACAGGTGTTTGTTGGCATAAACAACATAATAAATGGGTGGCTCAAATTGTAATTAATAGCAAAGTAAAACATTTAGGATATTTTTTAGACGAGTTAGAAGCGAGTAGATCTTATGATAAAGCATTAAAATACTTATTAGAAAATGGTAAAACTTAAAGTACTCATTTCTTTCTTCGATATTGAAGGTGGATTCAAAAGATTAAAGAATTCAGAATTTGAATGCTCTAAAAAAAGAGCAAAAGAATTATTGAATTATAAAGATAAATTAGTAGAAATTTTAGAGATAAAGAAAGTTGAATAATCAATACTTATTTCAATGGCAGGTATAGGAGGTAAAACAATAGGCGCAGGTCGTAAAAGCAAAGTAGATGAAGAAAAGGTTAATAATATTTTTATTAATGCCTTAAAATCATTGTACGATGTAGAAAACGATAACGAAGCGAAAGAGAAGTTTGTAAAAGAAACATTGTTATCTTCTCAAAGAGGTCAAATTTTTATAGCGGAACATCTATTTGGAAAGCCAAAAGAAACAGTTGATCAAAATGTAAACATTAATAGTTTTGAATTAAAAGATATTATTAAATTCAAATGATAGTTTTAAATAAAAAGTATGAAGTATTGTTCGAAAACGATACTCGTTATTTTATTTTAACAGGTGGGCGTGGATCTAGTAAATCATTTGGGGTTGGTACTTTTACCAACCTTTTGTCATTTGAATCAGGTCATAAAATTCTATTCACAAGACAAACAATGACTTCCGCACACTTGTCAATTATTCCAGAGTTTCAAGAAAAGATTGATTTAATGGAACTAAATCCTTTTTTTGATGTAAGAAAGTCTGAAATAATTAACAATCAATCAGGAAGCGAAATAATATTCAAAGGAATTAAAACCTCATCAGGTGATCAAACCGCAAATCTTAAATCATTACAAGGCGTTACCACTTGGGTATTGGATGAAGCGGAAGAGTTGACAGACGAAACTACTTTTGATAAAATAAACCTTTCAATCAGGCAAAAAGGCAAACAAAACCGAATTATATTAATCCTAAATCCTGCTACAAAAGAGCATTGGATATACAAGAAATTCTTTGAAGATAGAGGAGTGCAAGAAGGATTCAATGGAATAAAAGACGATGTGACATACATTCATACAACATACTTAGATAATATTGATAACCTTGACCAATCATTTATAAATGAGGTCGAGCAGATGCAAATTAAAAACCCTGAAAAATACAAGCATCAAATCCTTGGCGGTTGGTTAAACAAAGCCGAAGGTGTTGTATTTACAAATTGGCGCATTGCAGATTTCGAGGAGCATTCGGTTTCAGTATTCGGTCAGGATTACGGATTTAGCATTGACCCCACAACATTAGATAAAGTTTCAATCGATTCAAAAAACAAGCGTATCTTTGTAAAAGAATATCTTCACGCTTCGGGATTGACAACCTCGCAAATATTTGAAGAGAATAAAAGGCACGCTGTTAAAAGTTTAATCGTGGCGGATAGTGCCGAGCCTCGTTTGATTTCAGAATTGAAAAGCCGTGGATTAAATATCAAAGGAATTGAAAAGCCTAAAATTATTGACAGGATTGCATTGTTACAAGATTGGGAGATAATAGTTGCCCCTTCTAGCATAAACATTATTAAAGAATTGAACAACTATGTTTGGCACGACAAAAAAAGTCAAACCCCGATAGATGATTACAATCATCATCTTGACCCGATAGGGTATGTATTCTGGGATTTAATAGGAAAACCAAAACTAAAACGTACGGGCGGTGGATATATCAATTAATCAACAACTACAGCAAATAAATCAAGATGATTTTAATTTCTTGGTAAAAAATGGCAAACGTTCAAGTATTTTACTTAATTTTGAATTCGATAGTTTAATTTATTGCAAGTGGAGTTTCGTTAAAGAAACTTTGCCACAGCTATTTTTAAAGAATGATTTTGAACAATTGTTTTATTTGATGCTGAAAGATAGAGGGTTATTTCCGTTCTTTGTTGAAGTTCAAAGAATAAAAGTTAATGAAGCAATATCATTTATCCTTTGGTTAATTGACGAAATGAAATCGATAAATGAACTTGAAAGCCAATATTTAAAAAGTGACCCTGATATTAAAATGTTGCAAGCTGGTATTAATAAGTTAGACCAATTTGGAATATTAAACACCTTGGACAATTTGGCGAAAGGCGATGTTTTAAAATACAATGCAATTAGGCAAATGCCATATAATGTAATTTTCGATAAGCAATATATGGAAGTGGTTAAAAGTGATATTGAAAAGAAATTAAGTAAAATTAAATAAATGGATATAGTAGCATTCTGGAAGCAGCAAACTGATATTTGGAACGAACAAGAAAAATGCGGTTTGTGTTGGGAGTTTTCAGCCCCACTTGTTGCGAGCCAAATAAACATAGTTCAAAATGAAACCTGCTGCGTAAAGATATTTTTAACGGATGTTAAGTTCCGGGAAGATAAAGTTTTAAATGCAGTTACAGGATTGACTACTTCTAAAAAATGTATTTGGAATTTTTCGTTATATGCCTTGGTAAAAGAAAACCTTGGAGTTAATAATTACAACGAAATCAAAGGTCATCCCGTGGATGAAAGCAAATGGAATACTATATTTTATCCTTTGATAAATTGCCTTGGTTGCGATAATCTTTTAGACTTATGCACTATTTTAGGTAAACAAATACAGGTAACTCAAAACGGAGACGCTCAATTGATTCACAATTATTTAGATGAAAATTATAACGGATGGAAAATAAATTATACTTTTAGTGAGATTACCTGATGAAATAATAATACAAACAATGCAGGGAGTTGTTGACAACTTCTTGAAACCTAAATTTATTTCTTTGGGAATGAACGCCACGGGAAAATGGTTGGAAAGTTTGGAGGCAAAAGCCGTAAATGGTAATGGCGAAATATGGGGGATGGATTATTCATATTGGTTAGCACACGGAAGAAAGCCCGGAACAATGCCACCAGTTAGTAAGTTGATACCTTGGGTAAATGCAAAGTTTGGAATAGGTGGTAAAGAAGCGATAGGCATAGCGTGGGCGGTTGCAACTAAAATAAAGAATGAAGGCACAAATTACTATCCAGATGGCACGGATTTATTGGAAGTTCTAAATAGTGATCAGGTTAAGAATTATATTTACTCACAATTTAAAGAGGGAATCACGGTAGAAATAAACAAAATACTAATAAAGCAATTAAATGATAATTTCGCACACTCTTAATAACAATGGTTATTTTATCAATAATGAAATTTGGTTTGAAATAACAGCAGACTTGCCAGTTACTTATTTTCGTTTGGTATTTATGAATTTATCGAATTCAAAAATTAGTACACAGTTTATCTCATACACCAATCCAGATAATAAAGTTTTCATTAATATTCAATCGATTGTTAAAAGTCTTTTTGATGTTCCAAATGGCTCCACAAATAACGCTGGCAAGATTCAAATATCAATTACCACAAATGAAGGCACTAATCTAACTTTCACAAAAGATTTTATCCGTGGAGGAAAAAGAGTAAACGATACCAATCAAACTATATCACCAAACCAAACATTAAGACTTTCGGCTAATTTACCAGTATGGTCTGGATTCCCAATTTCAGATTATTTCCTTTCTAGTTTATATTTGATTCAAGAGCAGCTTTTGGCTGATGTTACGAATATTGATTATAAACGAATCAAAGGATGCAATAATATTTATTTAAAATTCCTTAATCAAAAAGGCGGATATTCGTATTGGCTATTTGAAAGTTATTCAGAAAAAGAAACATCTTCAAACCTTGGGTATTTAGTAAATTCAAAAACAAATAACCTTTTAGATTTAGGAAACCAAAGCAAAAGCGATTTACAAATTTACTCTAAGATTCCAAAAGAATATCGAGACTATGCAAAGGACATAATTATCAGTCCAGACATTTACGCATATCAAAATGGAGGTTGGAAAAAGATATTTTCAAAAGGAAATAGCGTTGAGTTTGACAACATCAAAAAAGTTTACGTTACCAATTTAAACATTGACTTGAATTATCGTTTTAACCCGAGCTTATTATGGTAGAGTTAATCGTGAACAATAATAAAATAGAACTATCGAAAGAAACATCGATAAAATACACCAAGCAAATATCCGACATCTTTGATATTGCCAGCGTATCCTGTTCGTTTACTAATTCATTTGATTTCGACAAGTCGCCATCCAATAGCCAAACTATGCAACAACTTGGAATGAGCGGAGACAGTTCAATTATTCCTTACCAAAAGAACAATGCTATTTTAAAAGTTGATGGTTTTGATTTGATTTCGCAAGGTTGGTTTGATGTTTTGCCAACAGAGGAAAATTACAAAGGCAGAATCATCGATGGAATGATTGATTTTTTCAAAGCCATTGAAAATAAAACAATGGGAACTGATTTGAACCTATCGAATTTCAATCACGAAAAATTATTATCTACTGTAATTGCAAGTTTTACAAATGAGTACTACAATTATTTAGTCGCCGACTATGGAGGTAAAAATATGATTCTTGATAAAATAAACATTGATTATTTAGCACCTTCCTTTTCAGTACGCAAACTTTGGGAGTTGATATTTACTACTTTTAATTTTAATTGCAATTACACCAATCTTTCTTATTTAGACGGATTATACATAACATACCCTAAAGATGTTTCAGAAGGACAAACAAATGAATTGATTGCAACGCTGATAAAGAATCCATATACAACAAGGGCAATGACATATATTGGAAACAATAATTATTCTCCAGTTGTACAGTATTTTTGGGATTCTAATGTAATAACAGAAGGTTCTTTAATTAGTAATTGGCAATATGTTATTCCAGAAACTACATCTTATTATTTCGATTTAACCGTGGCGATGTATTGCTATTTTAGAAGAGTGAATTATTACAATAGGCAAATTGACGTTCAGGTTGAAATTTTGAAAAACGGAATTAAAATAGGCTCACTTATAAGTAATTTTGTTGAAAGCGATACGACTGGAGAGGAAAGAAATACAGCTTTTAATATATCTTGTGACGCAGGAGATGTAATAGAATTATCAATTTGGGTACCTGGCTATTTGGTATTTAGAGGAGTCGGATTCAAACCGTTTGAATGGAAGCATCAAAAAACAGATTTTAAGATTTACAAAACTGATCTTGGAACTACTACTTTAGAAAATGAATTAAAAGATTTTTCAATACGAGATTTTATAAAAGAAAGTCTTTGGAGAACAGGATTAACTCCAGTTTTAAATAAAAATACAAATGAAGTTGATTTCATTACTTTGGATAGTAGATTGGATTTTGATAATGCACAAGATTATTCACACTGTTTTATTAGTAGAAAAAGCGAAAGTTATCAAAGTGACTACGCTCAAAAAAATATATTCAAGTTAAAAAAGAACATCGACACAGATACTACAGGAGATGGTTATTTATACGTTCCAAATGTAAATCTACAAGATGAAAAAACTTTAGCACAATCAAAAATATATGCGCCTGATAAAAAAATAGTCACTTCATTTGGTTCTTTTTCAACAAACCAATACAAGATTTGGGAAACAGAAACAAAAGACAATGATGGTGTAATTGAAATAAAATACAAAGGATTGTCAGGTCGTTTCTATTTTTTAAGAAAAGAAGTCTTAGCAGGTTCATTCGCTTTGGTTTCTGAAAAATTAATTGACACAGCTACAGTAACATCGTTACCTATTGCAATTAATACGGACACTTTATTCGAGGAGGCTATTTATAAAAACTATGCTGAATATCAAAAGATATTTACTAACTTTCGAATTCACAACATAGATTTAGCAATGACCGTAAACGATTTTATGGGTTTAGATTTAGCGTTACCCGTATATTTTAAACAGGAAAACGCGTACTATATTTGCAATAAAATATCTTATGAAGACGGCGGAAAATCAACAGGCGAATTTATTAAAATAAACAAATTATAAAATGGCAGAGGTTATAAATTTAGCGGCTTTTCAATTAGATACGTCAAGACTTCAAAGTAATCTTGACCAGTTGCAAGATACTTATTTTGATTTGCGTAAAGAGCAAAAAGCATATACTGACCAATCGAAAGAAGTTCAAAAGCAAATTGACGGATTGGCAAAGTCTCAAAAAGTATTGACTGATTCCGCTGCCGATAATTCAGAGGCTATTGCTGCCAATGATAAAGAAATGCAAGGACTGCTTAAAACTCAAAAAGACTTGTACAAGTCAGAGCAAGGATTGGCAACTCAAATGGGTACTGTTAAAAAAGAAATTAATCAAACCACAACACAATTAAGAGCGTACCAAGATGCAGAAGGGAAAACCAACTCTTTAATTGATTTAGGTAATGCAGCATTGAGTCGTCAGATTAAAAATAAGAACGATGCACGTGCTGCCAATATCGCATTGAACAACGTGGCTAATCAATTAAATCCAAATATAGCAGAAGAAGCAAAATTGTTGGTACAGTTGAACGCTCAAATGGATAAGAACACGAATTTCATAAAAGAAAATAGTTCAGAGACAGCAAAACAAAAAATGAATATCGGTAATTATTCAAGTGCATTAGAAGGATTGGATGGTGTTTTAGCAAAGTTTGGGATTAATGGACAGGAAGCACGTACCGTTGTTTCTGGGTTTACTTCCGTTGTTTCAAAAGCTGGAAATGACATAGTTGATTATTCTAATAGCGCAATTAAAGCAACAGCCTCAACTTTAGGTTTTAAAACAGCTTCGCAATTAGCTTCACAAACGCAAGCAACACAAGTAGTAGCAACCGAAGCTCAAACAGTTGCTAATGCAGGACTTGCAACAACTACGGTAGGAGTTACAGCCGCCACAACAGCGTCGACTTTAGGATTAAAAGCATTTACAATTGCATTGGCAAGTACAGGAATTGGTTTAATTGTTATCGCTTTGGGTGCGTTATTTTCTTACTTGAAAGATTTAGATCCATTGCTTGACAAAATAGAACAAGGATTTGCAGCAGTTGGCGCAGTTGTTCGTGTTTTAGGAAGCGCAATTGCCAATTTATCATTTGACGGTTTGGGAGAAAGTATGAGCAATGCAGCCGATGATGCGATTAAATTAAAAAAGGCTCAACAAGATTTGCAAGACATACAAAATAGTCAAGAAGTTGCTAATGCCAAAGCATCACAACAATACGACGAATTGATTTTAAAAAGCAGAAATAGAACTTTGACCGAAAAAGAAAGGATTGCTTTTTTACAACAAGCCGAAAAAATAGAAACGGCAAACTATACACAAAGGCAAAATTTAGCAACAGCAGAATTAAACCAAGCTATTAAAAACGCACAAATAAAAGGGCAACTTTCTAGTCAGGAATTAAAAAACCTTCAAAGAAATACGTTAGCGTACGGTACTTATTTATTGAATGCTGGCAAAATAACAGCGGAAGATTTGGAAAATATTAAAAAAGCTGAACTTGGTAAAATTGCCATCGATGCTGAAAGCACTAAACGCTTAGAAAAAAATCAGAACTTCCAAGATAAGCTTTTTGAAGATGCTGAAACAAAAAGGCAAAAAGCAATCCAAGATAAACAAGCAGAAGTTGATAAACAAAAACAACTAGACCAAGAAACAATCGATCGAGCCTTAGAAAAGTCACAAGCTGAAATAGATTTATTTATTGCGCAACAAGGATTTAAGAAAAAAAGTTCACAAGATGAAATTAAATTTAATAATGCTTTATTGCAAAAAGAACTGTCCGATTTAAAATTGCAGTTAAAAAATAAAAAGATTTCACAAACTGAATACGAGGCTGAATTATTAAACTTAAAAAACGAAACCGCTTCAAAAAATGTTGAAATTGTTTTAGAAAATGCGTCTTTGGAAATAGATGCTCAATTACAAAAGAACGCTACTATTTTAGCAAACGATCAATATTTATCCGATGAACAATTGCGAATTAAACAAGAAGCGTTATACGGACAAATGCTTTTAGAAATGGATTATCAAAATCTATTATTGCAAAACGGAAAAATAAATCAGGCCGAATATAACGAAGCTATAAACCGATTAAATGAAGAAAATCGTTTAGCAAATATTGAACTCACAAATCAAAACAAAGCATCTGAACAAGAAAAGCAATTAATAGATTTAGAGAATAAAAAGATTGTTGATGAAGAAAACTTCATTTTACAAGCTGAATTAGATAAAGAGAGAAACGCAATTAAGCTAGAGCAGGAATTAGAAACCGCTAAAAAATCAGGCGCAGACATTCAATTGATAAAAGACAAGTACGCTCAAATGGATAAAGACATTGACACGTCAGTTATGACTAATAAGCTAAATTTAGCCAGTCAAACATTTGGACAATTAGCGTCTATTTTAGGGGAAAATTCAAAAGCAGGAAAAGCAGCCGCAATCGCACAAGCAACAATAGATACTTATTCGGGAATAAATTCAGTATGGGCTACAAAGTCGATACTACCTGAACCATTTGCAACAGCTCAGAAATTAATTAGTACCGCTGTCGTGGCAAAGTCTGGATTTGATTCCGTTAAGAAAATAACAGCAACAAAACAGCCAACGTTTAAAAAGGCGGCTTATGCAAGTGGTGTTATCGGGTTGCGCGGCGCAGGAAATGGAACGAGCGATGACATATCAGCAAACCTATCAGCAGGCGAAAGTGTTATAAATGCACGTTCAACTTCAATGTTTGCCAATGAATTGTCCGCTATAAATCAGGCAGGTGGAGGTGTGGGA